CGAGGTCGGAGTCGACGTACACGCGGCGGAAGGCGTTGTGGTTGCGCAAGTCGTTGAGGTTGCCGACGAACTCCAGCGACCAGCCCAGCTCCGTGCCGACGGACCGGCGCTGCGTGGCCAGGCGTCCCTCGAAGGGGTGCATACCGTCATAGGCCACGACGATCGGCGCACGCCTTGGCCAGCGGTTCGTGCGCTTGCTGGCGAACGAGATAGCGCAGGACTCGAAGCCGCCGTGAGCGTCAAGCTCGATGGTAAACGAGGTGATGGCGGCGTTCTGGATGCGCACGCCGCCGATGGTCACGGTGAGGTCCCAGAGCGGCGAGGCCGTGGCATCCGGCGCCGTCCAGCCTAGTGCGTCCGTCTCGGGCAGCACGGTCCCCTCACGCAGCGACCGCACGCTCATGCGGGCGCCGTTCACCATGTCACAGCCGGTCGTCATCGTGGCGGCGCGCTGGTCCGGCTCGACCTCGAACTCGGCGCTGTTCACCATGTCGCACGACAGCTCGGTCACGATGACGGGCGCTTCTTCGCCCTCGCCGAGCCCGCCCAGGACAAGCGTGTCGCTGGTGTCGCCGAGGCCTCTGAGGACGATGGAGCCCACTTACGTCATCCGGTCCCGGCGGTTCGCGCCCGTGCCGTCGAAGGGCATCGTTCCGGCGATGTCTTCAAAGATGGGACCGGACCTGAACACGGTCGCGCTGTCATCCTCGTAGACCGTCTCATCGCCGGTAACGGGGTCGGTGTCATTCCTGTTGTAGCGGCCCTTGACGAGCGCGGCTGTGTCAGTCTTGACCGCCGCGGCGTCGACGACAAGCAGAGACGCCCCAAAGAAGCTGTCCCACACGTTGGCTGGCACGACCATGAACTCCTGCCACACGGGGAGGTGCCCGGCAACGTGGGTCGCGAGCTTGAGCGAACCCAGCGTGTTCGTATCGGTGGCGTTGAGCTTGCACAGGTAGTAGCCGAGCGCGTCGTGAGCGATGGCCGTGGTCTCGCTCTTGGCCGTGAGCGCGCCGCCGTTCTTGCTGAGATAGATGAGTGTGTAGGCCGTGGTCAGGCCTGTTTCGGCCGTCTTCCCGTCCGTGTCGTCGATGAAGGGGCCGATCTTCCTATCGGTAGCCGTGCTCTGCTTCAGCCATTGCGTCATTTCAGCCCCTTCTCATGCGGGAGTAGTGGTCGGTCATGAGCGGGACGGTTCCGCCGCCAGGAGGATCCGCCGCGCCTTCCATCATCTCCAGCTCGCCGACACCAACGTATGTGGCTGTATTGCTCTCCGTAATGTCGAGGCGATAGTAGGCGTAAGCCGTCGAGTTGGCGAGGTCGAAGACCTTGCGCGTGTTCGGCGAAGTGGCCCAGTCTGTGATGTTCGTCTGCGTGTCGAGCGTTGTCCAGGCCGCGCCATCGTTACTGCCTTTGAACGTCCACGTCTTCGGGGCGCGGACGTTGGGGGCCGCCTCGTTATCCGACGTGACCGCGTAGCGCGTGATGACGTGCGCGGCGGAGAACTGGTACTGAATGTAGCCGGTCGTGGCGCCGCCGGCAGTAATCCAACTGTCATCGGCAACCGCATTTGCGTGGTTGAACGCCTTCCAGTAAGAGCGGGTTGTAGTGTTGTATTGTGAGCTTCCTGAAGCCACGCCGCTGGGGGCCGTGAAGCCGGTCATTGTGGGAATGATGTTGTCGGTGTAGGCCACGTCAGACTTCCATCCAGGTGAAGTTACCGATGGGCACCGTCACGGCCAGCCCGGCAAGCGGCGTGACCGGGCTGTTGAGCGGCTCGAAGAAGCGCCGGTTTCCGGCATCCTCGTCATCCCACAGCTCGGCATAGACACACTCGTCGAGGTCGGTCGCGGGCGCCGCGAAGGTCCACAGGAGAGTATTGTCGCCGGTGCCGTCGCTGTTGTCCGTGACGCCCGTCGCGCAGACGAGCTGGATGCGACCGAGACCCGACGGAGTGCCGGCCACGGTGCGGCTCGGCGCGTCGGTGACGAGCTCCACCCAGTAGGAGGTCGGGCCTTGGTAGGCGGTGCCGTGCAGGGAAGCCTTCAACCGCAGATTGGCTTCGTATTCAGTGCAGGCCATGGAGGCTCCTTAGGGGAGACATTTGAGGGTCACATCGAACGTCATCACCGCGCGCGACTGCGTGAGCGGCACGATCGCGGCCTCGATGTCGTCATTCTTGTAGACCGTGTATACGCGCGGCGCCAGGAACCCCCAGATCAGGATGGTGAGCGTGTTGCGATCCTTGGCCACCTCTGTCTCGAGGTTGTGCCAGAGACGCTCGAGGTGCTCAGGCGCGGACTCGTCAATCGTCTCCTGCCCGGCGAGCTTCCAGCCCTGGATGGTGACGGGGCGGAAGCCGGACACGTAGTCGGTGGTCTCGACGGGGTACTGGGCGAGCGCGTTCGCGGAGACGCCGACGGAGCGCGGACGGGCGCCGATGACGACGCCGGCGCAAGGGGCAACCAGGGCGCCGAGCGTGACGAGGGCGTAGTCAGCCACGACTCATCGCCATCTTCATCCGCATGTCGCTCATGGCGATCGGCTTGACGGTGTTCCAGAGCTGGCGCGCGGCGCGTTCGTCGGTGCCGACGAGCTGGCCAACGTGGAAGTGGAAGTGTGTCTCGCCGCCGGCGCTCTGCTGCTGCCCGCGCCCCGGCAGAACTTGCGCCACGACCTCGTCATAGCGGCCCTCGCCAACACGCAGGAGCGTGCCGCCGGGAGTGCGCCTCACGTAGCCGCCGGCGGCCATGAAGTGACCGCGATAGGAGCCGCCGCCGCCGGATGGGCTGCGGATTGCGTTCGCCGCGGCGTTGCCAGCTGTCCGAGCGGCGCTACTCACGCCACCGAACGCGCGACTGACTCTGGCGATCTCGTTAATCATCTGCGTCGCGTCGAGATGGCCCATGTGGATGGGCCTGCCGGCACTATTGCGCACCCTCTGTATGGATTGCAGCGCCGGGCCTACGCCGTGCGCGAGTCCTGCCGCGAGCCCCGCGCCAGCCTTGTCGCCGGATGCGCGCAGGGACTGTGCGATGGACGCGCCGCCAGCGTTGACAACCGCTTGCGCCGCGTCAACCTCGGCCTTTGCCTCTGCCGCGAGCCTCATGCGGTTGGCGCCGATGCCCCCATGGAATCCCTTGCTGGAACCCCAGAAGGCACCGCCTCCGACGCTGCCAACGCTGCGCTTCTCTGCCACCGACATACTCTCGTCGACAGCCTTCTGCGTCCGCGCCAGGACAAGCGGGAGCGCCGACATCCCAGCGAACACTCCGATGGTGACGCCCGAGGCCGCTGCGGCGCTCATGCCGGCCGTCTTCGCCACTGTCGCGACCGGACCGCCTCCGCCGCCCGGCAGCGCGCCCTTTCCGCCCAGCGCCAGCGTGTTCGCCTCAGTGGCGGTCGTGTTGAGGGAGATGGCAGCTTCGAGGGGACCGTTCGTGCCGCCACTTAGCAAACTCTGCGCTACGGTCTTGCCTCTGGAATCCTTCACGAAGGTGCCAATCCCGCCGCTGCCCGCCAGACCCGAGAGTCCGCTCGCGATCTTGCCGCCGACGAGTAGCGTCTTCACCTTGGTCAGCATCGTAACCAAGGTGCCGAAGCCGGCCGCTACCTTGGTCACCACAAGGAACGCGGCCAAGGCCCCGCCGATTTCCACGAGGTGAGGCGCGAGTGGCTTCACAACCGCCAGCAGCTTCTTGAGACCGGGCACCATGTCGCGAATGATGGGCATGGCCGAGCGGCCGACTTCGACCAAGAGGCCACGCAGGTCTACTTGTAGCAAGGCCATCTCCTTGAGGTCGTCCTTGGCCTTGGCGAGCTCCTTCTCGTCCATCACTTGGCCGGTGCCTTTGAGCTGCTGGTTGAGCGCGTCGAGATCGGTAGACGAGGCGGCGATCCACTTCGACATACTCATGAAGCCGCGGCCCAGGAGCTTCGCGGAGAGGGCCGTGCGCTCGGCGCCCGCCGGCATCTGGGAGAGCGTCGTGCGCACCTGCTCGAGCACCTGGTACGGGCTCATTGTCTTGAGGTCGTCGAGGGTGATCCCAAGGCGCGCGAACGAGTCGATCGACGTCTGCGTGCCGATGTTCGCGGCGTCGATCTGCTTCGAGAGCATCATCACGCCCTTGCCGCCGGCCTCGGCAGTCACGCCGTATCGCTGCCACTGGCCGGTCAGGAGTGACGCATCCTCGGCGCTGATCTTCGATTGCCTTTGCAGGGCGGCCACGGACTTTGTGAGAGCCTCGTAGGACTGCACGCCCTTGGTGGCGACGCCAACGATGGCCGCGAGGCCGATGGCGGCCCCTTGCTGCGCCGCCTTGAGCCCCTTGCCGAGGCCACTCTGCGCCTTCTTCGATTCGGTGCCGAGGCTCTTCAGCGCGGCCTTGCCCCCGCTCGCGTCGCCGCCGATGACCAGGCGCAGGGCTATTGTGCCGGCGCTCACTTACGTCACCCCGCGAGGCTCAGGCCGAGGAGGTTCATCACGGTCTCCTTGTCGAGCTCGTCGAGGTCGCCGATGTACTGCGTCCCGGCCTTGCGGGTCATGGACACGGCGGGCTCGACGAAGGAGCAGGCGATCATCCAGTCAACGAACAGGGCCAGCTCTTCCTTGCTGAAGGAGTTGAGCGGATCGGCGAAAACCTCGCCGCCTTCCTTCTGCACCTTCGCCCAGAGCTTAGGCGGTACGCGGCCGGTGGCGATGTAGTACTGGATTGGCGGCCGGGAGAGGCGCGCCACGGCGCCGCTCGGCAGCTCGACGACGACGCCGGCGGACTTCTTCGGCCACTCGGCGGCGGGAGTCGGCGTGAGCGGCGCTACTTCGGCGGTCTTCGTTTTGGGCTTGTCAGCCATTGCTGCTCCCTGCGTCGGGCGTGGTGAAGACGACCCCGCCCCTGGAGCCGTCGTCGGGTTCGTCCTGCCTTGGGTCCGCCGCCCGCGCCTCCTTGAGGCTCAGAAGGCAGCCCGAATCGAGCGCCCACGCGAGCGTCGGGTCGTTGATACACATGCGCCACGAGGGCGGCTCGTGGAAGGCTTCGCAGACCAAGGCAAGGGTGGTAGCCGCCGCGGAGTCGGCGAACGCCTCCAGGCCCCACAGGGCCACGCAGAAGAGGTCCTCTGTGGTAAGCGCCTCGGCGTCCACTTCCCCGTGAGCCAGCGTGGCGCGGGCGACTGCCAGCACGCCGCCACCCCCAGAGAGTAGAGGGATGAGCCCCGGCTCCTCCAGGGGGGCGACGGCGCCGCTGGGCAGGGTGACGAGGGTCATGTCGTCACCGGCACGTGATAGAATAGAGAGCGAACAGAGTGCCCCCGCGACGCAGGAACGTCCGAGGGCGTGGCAACCGAAACGAGGTTCGGATGCGCCCCGATTGTACCCCGCTCAAGACGTGTACGAAGTGCAGCGTTGAGAAGCCGGCGAGTGCCGAGTTCTTCTACATTCGGAAGGACAGGCCGAGCGGTTTCAAGTCTGAGTGCCGGTCCTGCAACTGCGCGCGATCGCGTCGGTACCACGAGGATCATCGAGAATCGCATCTCGCGTACATGCGCGAGTACGATGTCGCCCACACCGAAGAGAAGGCGGCGCGACGTCCTGCTGAAAGAACGAGCCAAGCTGCGTACAGAGTCGCGCACCGCGAGGAACGCAATGCCTACTGTCACAAGTACCACGAGACTCACCGCGCGAAGCGTCGCACCTATGCGTCTGTGTACAACGCTGGCCACAAAGGGATGGGCGCAGCGCGCTCTCGCAACCGTCGTGCCCGCGAGGCTGCATCGACCGGAACGCATACGGAAGAGGACGTCGCAAGCCAACTCACCAGACAGCGCGGTCGCTGCTACTGGTGCGGAGACAGGGTCACAGCCTATGACGTTGATCATGTCTTCCCGCTCGTGCGCGGCGGGTCGAATGGGCCGGAGAATCTCGTGATCGCGTGTCCGATGTGCAACCGGCGAAAGCACGCGAAGCTTCCTCACGAGTTCTCCGACCGTCTCTGCTAGGCGCGCCACCTCAGCCTCAATAAGTGGCGTATGTGGGCGTTCCGTTGCAGAGAACTATCTCGCACCACTTACTCGTCACGGTGTCGAATCTAGCCTCCCAGTCGAACGATGCTTTGTTGCGGCGCTCGTTCTTGATGGGGTCTATCGTGGCGGCGACGTATTGACACGCCGGTAGGGAGATCCACATCTGATGGTGGTAGGAGGTCGCCCCGACGTGCTCGGAGTGCGTGTACTTGATCTTCGCCGCGAATGGCGTGCCTGAGGTGAGCGCCGCGTAGTCGTCGGCGTCGAAGGCGCGCTTGGGGATGGAGCCGCCGACCACGGGCAGCGCCTGGTCGTAGACGATGGCGTCGGGGTAGCGACTGCCACTGGTGAACTGCCGCTCCGTCTTCATGCCGTTCTTGATGCTCCAGTTGAAGTCTTCCGTGATGGCCGAGCCGGCGAGCCACGTCAGCGAGAGCTCGCCGGCGCGCCAGGGGGCGGCCGCCTCATAGCTCGGCGTCAGCGTCGGGTCGGCGATCTGCGCGGCGATGAGCGCGAAGAGCTTGGCGCTGAAGGTCTGCGCGCCCTCCGCTGCCGCGAACGCAAGCTCATCGATGCCGACGCCCTGCGCCTTCCAGAAGCCGCCGGACGGGGGCGCATAGACGAGCTGCATGGTCTGCGGGACTTCGCCCGCGCCCCAGCCGAAGACGTGACGGTAGACGGTCGCGGGGATCTCGACGGCGTCGGGGTCGACGACGGTGGGGCCGGCGACGCCCACCGTGGGCGTGTCGGTGCCGCAGGCCGCGAAGAGAAGCTGGCCGATGGTAGCCGGGTAGACCCGGCCCTCCAGCGAGCCCTCTGGGTTGTACTCAGCTGCGCCCGAGTGCGGGGATGCGTAGAAGCCGCCGCGAAGTTCGTCGTTGTGCTCCAGCGGCGTCATCTTGGGGTCCATCTCGATGGTCGTGCCGGGGATGTAGAAGATGTTCGAGCTGAGAGCGTTGGCGCCGCCCTCGGCGTTCGGAGCCGTCTCTAGCTTCGCCTGGATGTAGCCGCCCGGGGATGCCATGGTCAGTCACCGCCCTTCGCGGTCTTCGTTTCCTTGAGGTCCTTGAGGTCGACGATGGCGAGCGGTGTACCCTTGATGGCCGCCTTCGCCTCGTCTTCGGTCATGCCGGTCTCAGAGAGCGGCAGCACGACGCCCGGCCCGTACCCGTCCTTGGGGGACGGGACGCCGGGAATCTGGCGCCGCTCACCGGCGTACTTCGGCCAGGTCAAACCCTTCATGCGGTCACGCTCCTTACGCTCGTTCGGTGGTTGACACGATGAACAGGCCAGGCACATCTTTGACTGGCCCTGAGAAGCCCTCAGGCGTCCATGCAGGCTGATTCCAGTCGACGGCCTGCAGGTTGCAGTCCGCGCCCGCGATGGCGTTGTTTGCCGTCAGCAGTTCCTTCACGGCGCGCCAGTAGCGCCACAGCAGGACCTCGGCCGCGGCGGGGTCGGTGGCGGGCACGACGACGTCGAGCTGAATCGCGAAGGCGAAGTCATAGCCGGCCGCCAGGTCCTTATCCGAGGCCGTCTCCGGCATCGGCGCGACGATGATCGCCGGGTAGGCAGGCAGCAGGTTTGGGCGGTACCAGTAGTAGTCGGAGTCAGCGGGCGCCGGCAGGGCGACGCCGTCTGAAAACTCAGCGTCGTACAGCGCCTTGAGCGCGGCAAGCTTCGTCGCCATGCCCGCCTTGAGCACAGTGATGATAGAGCGGACGACGGACTCGACGCCGGTCATGCCCATCAGGACACCCCGGCTTCCCGCGCCCGCACGACGCCGGCAAAGCCGCTGCCACCGATGTGCATGGAGCCGCGCGCCTCGGCGAGAAGCCACTCGTGCGTGAGCTTCTGAGTCTCCCGTCCCCACTTGGCGGGCATGCGCAGCACCGGGCGGCGCTCTGAGAAGTGGGCGCCGTAGGGCTTCGCCTTGGATGAGTCGCTCATGCCGAACGAGGCGATCGTCTTCGTGATCGTCTCGGAGTAGCCGCCGCCGCCGGTCATGCTCGAGCGCAGCGCTCCCGTGAGCACGCCGATGGGGCGGCCGGGGTAGTGATCCTGTTTCCAGGCGGCGTAAGCAGGCGAGAGGTCTGCCCACTTGCCGCCGCTGGCGCTGCCCTCGCTGCCGAAGGTCTCGCCCATGCGCGCCTTGAACCAGACGCCGAGACCCTCGAAGAAGTGAGACCAGTCGGAGATGCCCTCGGTGAATCGGTTGATGCGGTACTGAAATTCCTTGAGCGGCGGCTCAGTGCGCAGGTCGAGGGTGACGCCGCTGCTACTGCGGGTGACGTTGGCCATCAGTACGGGGCCTCGTCGTCGCAGCAGTCGGTGTCGAAGCCGTGAGATCGG